ACCCGCCGGTTTCCCGGAAAGTTGCTAAAAGGGGTTGATTCAAATACCGCATCAGTCCTCTCGTCGAGGCTGACGGCTTGTTCCTGCAACCATTCTGTACAAACCTGTGGGAACAGGTTGCCGAAAGGTTTGGCATGTAGTACTTTTGCCATCCTTTGAAAGAAGCTCGTATGAACACTTCTCCCTCGGGACTCTGGTATTTTAGCTTCAAAATCCAATGTTCTGGAAATCACCTGTTCCAAGGGGCTGCCTGGCCCCCAGGTGTGATTGCAGCCGTGAGGAGGTAGTAATCTACATAACTTACGGTAGACGTTCGCTTCTCGTCGACGCAACATCGGCCTGAAGCGTTGGCCAAATGTCCTCATCAAGTCCATAAAATTGTTGGAGTCAATGTCGCGCCATTTAAACGCTGACACAATCCGTGCTGGAGTAATGAACTTTCCGGCAAATTCGGCCATCTGATTTGATATCAGAGACTTACTCGGATTATGCGGACAACCAAGAACATCCAGCAGTTGGATATACTTCTCGTATGTGGAATGACGAAGGATTATTACATCATCACCCAAAACATAAAATGACCCTGGTTTATTATCAGAGACATAGTTCAGAAGCACTCCGTGTGCTAGAGCAAAGCTTGGAAAGCTCGGGTACAAACCCATTGGCTGGCCATTGGTCCAGCGTACACTTTCTTTGCCATATGTCCAAGTGGTTTTCTTAGACAAATCACTAAAGAGATTAATCAGGTGTTGATCAGCAGGAAAAAGTTCCCTGAGGATCGCAAGCTGCAGCTTCAATGGAAAATAATCTGTTGCTGAGCTCAAATCTACGCAATACGCAGTCTTACCTTTCTTTAGGTGTTCTTGTACAGCTTTGTAAGGTTTTTCCTGATCAAAGGTGCAATCCCATGCCTGCCCACTTAACAAGTGGAACAGGGCATCGCCCAAGGGTTGTAAAGCCCATTGGTGCAAACGGAAAGGATTAGCAATCCACCTGACCTTTAAGCCACCATCCTTGGTTAGAGGACAGAGCT